GTCTTGTCGGCCGCTGAAGCGAACCCGGCAACAAGCGTGGTGACAACAGCGTGCTGCGTTCCTCCCCCGCGTGCCCCATGTTGGGCGTCGGAAGCGAGCACTCCAACCTGAATATCGTTGGCGTTGACGACGATTGAGGCGTCGGCGTTCGCTACGATGTCTAGCTGGTAGTCCTCATCGCCTCCCGGCGTAACCACCGTGCGAGTAAGGCCAGCGCCCGCCACTAGTTTATCGTCGAGAAATCCGGGCGTAGTGTCCGCGGCCGTAACCTTGACCTTCTCATCGGTGGTGCTGCCGGGCGCCGCGATGCTGATCTTCTCGTTGGCCCCGGGGGCAACCACCGTGAGCGTGATCCCGGTGCCGGCAACGAGCTTCGGCGAGAGGAAGTCCGCGGTCGTATCGGCAGCAGTGATCTTCACCTTCTCGTCGCCGGCCATGGCGGTGAGTCGCTGCTCGACGTTCTGCCCCGTGCTCGTCCCGACGATTCCAGCGCCCTGATTCGAGCGCAGCATGAGCGAAAGCAAGTCGTTCTGCGTTACGGGGTCCTGGCGGCGCCGGTTCTGGAACGCCTCGATGGTGGGGTCCATCGTGGTCGCGTAGGGCGCATCGACGAGCCCGGCACGGCGCAGCGCAACGAGATCCAGCTCAGTGTCCGAAACAATGTCCGAAGCAGCGAGCGTCACGCGCCCGTCTGTGTAGTCTTCGAGGACGAGGAAAAGGGCCATCGGTTAGGCCACGCAGGAAGCCTTGAGGGTGCGTGTGCCCACCAGCGCATCGGCTTCACGCCGCGCAAACACCTTGCCACCTGCCGGTACGGCCGCAGTTATCTCGGTGAGCTGGCTGCCGGTGACCACGATGCCCGTCGCGAAGCGGTACCAGCGCCGCGTCGTCACGTCGGGAGCGTCGGCTGGAACGGTCGGATCGGTGGCGTCGTCGAGCGTCCACAACCCCAGCGTGAGCGTCTCGGCAACGGGTGCCTCCAGCATGAGCAGGATGCGGCGCCCAGTGATGTCACAGTCCTGCTGACGGCGCAGGAGCAAGAGCGTGTGCTCTGGGGTGACTCTGCCCGGGTTGGCGATCGGGTCGACGTCTGCGACGCCGGCGGTGTACTGACCTGCGGCTTCGAATCTCATGGCGCCGAGCGTAGCAGATAAAGCCGCCGCGCCGGAAGCAAGAGCTTTGCGAATCAGCTTGCAGTTTCCCAGTTGGAGGAGGGACTACCCGGAGCGGCGGCAGGGAGAAGCGTATCACCGCATCGTGGCGGCATGGGGCGCGGTGATTCCGCGCGCGAAGGAGCGAGCGGCCTCCCGGGCAAACCAGCTCGCCATGCAGCGATCGCCTGTGTGCCCGTCTGGGTTGTAGAAAAGCAGCTCTCGAATCCATGCGCGCAGCTCCTCGGGCACGTCCTGGCCGCTGAACCCGCTGGGGATCACCCACAGCCCGGCGCGCATCTCGACGGCGAGGGATTCCACCCCGAATGCCTCGTCGTACTTGTTCTTGCCCGTGGTGAAGGGCATCACCGGGAGCCCCTGCTGCGTGGCCCACTGCAGGAGGTAGCTCTGCGCCCCGTTGTCCTCGACCAGGATGCGAGAGTCGTAGCGGCGGTAGACGTCGGTGATGCGCGCGAGCGTCTCGGGCGCCTGCCACCTGCCCGACTGGCACTCCAGCACGATCCGGCGCTGCGTGCCGGGCTCCAGGGCGATCGTGAACAGCACCGTCAGGTCGTTGTGCGCGTCCTTGCCCACGGCGAGGTCGACGCCCGTGAAGCACGGGAGCTTGGTGCCGTTCACCATCACGGGCTGGCGGTTGAGCGTCGTGCGCCCCTTGCCGTTCGCGATGCACTGCTCGATCCAGGCTTCCTGGAAGCGGCTCATCTGGTCGGTGCGCACGCGGCACAGGTAGGAGCGGGCAAAGTTGCCTGGCGTGAGGTTGGCGGCCACCTTGCGAAGGCGGTCCGCGCTGAACTGCTCGGGCCACAGCGGGACCCACTTCTCGGGGGCGTCGTCGGGGTTGCGCACCGCCCCGTAGGTGCGCGAGGCCCAGCCGGGGCGCGCCGAAAGCGTCGCCAGGAGGTCATCGGGCATCCACGGGGTGCCGATCACCCAGCAGAACCCGCCGTCGGTGAGGCGGTTGAACACGCTGCTGTCGAACCACTCCAGCGTCTTCTGCACCTGCTCGGCCGTGCGCGTGTTCTCGAAGTCCAGCACGTCGTCGACGATGATGCCGTCGAGGCGCGAGCCCAAGATCGCGCTACCGACGCCTAGCGCCTGGAGGCTGGGGTCCTTGGCGATCGTGGAGCGCTGGAATTCCAGCGCAGTCGAGTGCCAGGTAGACCCGACGCGCTTGCTGCGCTTGAGGTTGGGGAACACGGCCTGCACGCGGCGGTTCGTCTCCACGTGCTGCCGAATGGACGAGAGGAGCTTGCAGGCTTGGCCCTGCGTGTTGCTCACGATCGCTACGCGCAGCGAGGGGTCGCGCCCGAGCGCGTGCAGCGTGGCACCGACGCCCACTTGCTGGCTCTTCGCGTGCTCCACGCTCGCGATCAGCACCGCCAAGCGGTTCTCGCGAAGGAACTGCTGCCACTCGACGTGGTGCGGGGCGTTGACTAGCTCGGCACCCGTCTTCTCGTGCGGAATGGCGAACTCTACGAAGTCCTCCACCCGCTCACGCGCCGAGTGGATGCGCATGCACATGCGAGCAGCAGCGCGCCGCTTGGTAGCTTCAGGATTGGGGACCACGAGCATCGAGGATACGCAATCGCGTGCCTGTTCGCACATGCTGCAGCTCGAACATGCCTGGACCGGCAATGCGCAGCACGTATTCGCCTGAGTCCACGAGGCACTCCACGCGCCGCACCAGCTCGCTTTCGCCGGTAGGGGCGCCGAACACGTCGCGCTCCTCCGAGCCCACAACGTGGAACTCGACGAAGGTGACGTCCTGCACGCCGCCGCGCAGCTCAAAGTGCATGTTTTGCACCGCGCCTTGGAGCTGGTGGCTCAGGCGCTCGGCGACAGCGCGCGCGTGCCAGACGGCGGTCATAGGTCCTTCATCATCACTTCGTTCTCTTTGCTGCGCCGCAGCTCGATCAAGGCGCGCGCGGCGGAGCGGCAGTCTTCGCACGCACCAGTGCACTCGTGATCCTTGCGCATGCGGCGCACGGCCGAGCGGTAACCGCGCTTGTTGCGGTGCTCGATCACCTTCCAGCTGTTGGCGTTCACGTTGAACGGCACCTCATCGATCGTGAAGTGGCTCGTACTCGCACCAACGAAAAAGGTTTTCGGCTCGACAGGTGGGAACGCCCGTTGTTTGCCCACGCCGATCCAGCGACTACGCGGCATCGTCGCCCTCCCTCTCCCGCACGAACTCCAAGGCCTCTTCCAGCATCTCCGAGTCGGTCTTCGGCATAGCGTGCAGCTTCTCGCGCAACCCCTCCGCACCCGCACGGCGCGCGGCGCCCATCACCTCCATGAGCAGCCCGAGGTCGTGCGCGAACTCGGCACGATTCGCGTCCACCATCGACTCTTGCTCTGTTGGGTGAATCCTGTCCGGGTCGCGCCCTTCACCGCGCGCGATCAGGCGCACGTAGGTGGCGCGGAGGACGTCATAGAGCACGCGCTGCAGTGCAGGTGCATCGGTCATGCGCCGCACCGCGCCATCGCTACCAGAAGAAAGAAGGCGCCTTGGATGAGCACCACCATGAGCAGCCCACCAAACGCCCCAATGAGGCTCTTCTCGTGTTTGCTGAGCCTGAGCATTACGGCCTCCCTCGCCGCCAGAAAAGGTTCCGGGTCGCCCCACAGTTTACCAGGCTCATGCCTGCGCCCTCGGCGCGCACCCGGTCCCCATGGCGGTCGCCCCAATGGTGCGGGCGGCAGGCGATGATGGGGCGCTCGGCCACCAGGCGCCGGGCGTAGGCTAGGAGGGCGCGCCAGTCCCGCTCGTAGCCCTTCCAGTCGAGCGCCTTGGGCCACCCGCTGGGCGCCCCAGGGCGGGCTCCGAGGTTGGGCACCCATGGGCGCCTCCCCGTGAGGTCCCGAGTGCCGTGGGCGTACAGCTCAGCGCCACGAATCACGTCCCCACGCCCCACACGGTCCAGCACGGTCCAGATCCCCGAGCAGTCCCCTGTGCGATGCGCCCGAAAGCCGGCCTCCCGCACGCACACCCGCGCCAGCACCAACCCAGGGTCGGGCTGCTGGAACAGGAATGCGCCGAACGCGAGTATCAGGGGGCTCATCGCTGCCCCATGTCGTTGATGAAGGGGCGCGCGCGCCCACTCTTCTTGCCCGTTTTACCCCGCAGGATGCAGTTCCAGCACATGCGCAGGCCGTTGACCCACGCGCGGCTGAACTCGTGCCCGACGCGCCCGCCACAGAAGCGGCAGACGGGCGCCTCCAGCTCTGCGGGCTCTACCGAGGTCGACATTGCATCCCAGCCTTCATTATCTGCCCCAGAGGCCCGCGATACACGCTGACCCCCGCGTTCGGAATCCGGTTTGATTGTTGGTCGTATGAGTATGATTTCACGGTGCAATCCGGTTTGATTTTATGAGCTAAGTGATCATTTCGCGTGCGCCAAGCGTACAGCCATGTGGTCGAGGAAGGCACAGACTATGGCGTACGCTTCCTCAGGGCTCCAGCCGCGTGAGAACTCGCCCGAACGTCCACGCATGGTCTCGGCGAGGGACGGGAACACCTTGCGCAGCCCCTCGATCCCATACTCCTTGCGCGCGTTCATAACGGTGAGGGAGGCTGCCTCGAATAAGCCGGTGAGGTACAGGGCGGCCACGCGCCAATCGGTGATCTCGGGCTCCTCCAGCGCCCACCAGGGCACCGAAGGTGCTGGGTGCGTAGCGCACCATGCCGAGTGCATGGCAGAAGCCAAAAGCTCGGTGTCGCGCGGGTCCTTTTCCCCAGCGCCGTCGAGCGGAATGCCTTCGTTCACGGCTTAGCCTTCTGGGGCCACTTGCCGGTCTTGGCGAAGTGGTCCAGCTCCTCCATGCTCTTGCCCTCCAGCTCGTCGTACGCCACCGATCCCGCTTCGATCTGCAGGGTGGTGCCCGTCTGCTCCACCTTCGCCACGCGAGAGGCGCCGGCGCGGTCTAAGATGCTCTCGGCAGCGCGCAGGCGGTCGCGGTGAGGCACATCGGCCATCACTTCCATGTGCGTCTTGAGCGCCATCTGCGCCAAAGCCTCCATGCGCAGGTGCATGGCCTTGCGCCGCTCCTCCATGGCCGCAGCGAGCTGCTCTTTGAAGTGCGCCTCGCACACGACGGCGTTGATCGTAGAGACGGTGAACCCGTGCAGCTCGTGGATCTGCTTGCGGGTCTGCCCGAGCATGATGCCCTCCAGGATGAGGGCGCGGCGCGCCTGGGCCGCCGCTCCACTGGACGGCTTTCGCTTCGATGATTGGCGAGGTCTGCTCATGCCGCCCACTCATTCTGCCAGATAGCCTCAACCGTCGAGTGAATCTGCCCATGCTGACGTAAAAGCGGCCTAAATGGCAGCCATGTCGCTCCGGCGTTTTCGCACACCATCACCTGCCCGGGCAAAGCTCTGCACCACTCTGCAAGCCGCGCAAAATCTAAGAGCTTCGCCCCAAACTTGTAGCCGTTTCCAGCAGCGTTGTTGTAGGGCGGGTCAACAAACCAAGTAGCGCACACGCGAAGCAAGTACCGCCACACCCCGGCAATACGAGGATCGCGCTCAACCAGCACCACATCGTGCAAGTAGTGGCGCAACGAGTACCCAGCAGCTCCGGCGAAGGGTTCCACAATCCGCTGGTGCTTCGGAGCCGGGTACTTTGTAGCCAGCCTGTACTTCCCGCCGTAGTGCGACCAGAGCGGCTGCAGTGTCGCTTTGAATGTCACTGAAAAGCTGCCCCCAAAAAGCTCGGAACAGTCTCTTTCGGTGCATGCGCGAGCAGCGCTACGCTCGCACCGGCCCGCAACTGAGCGGGAGGTTCTTGCTGAAGCAGCGCGGCCAGCTCAGCCGCATCAGCTGCCGCTATGCAGTTTTCGCCCTCTTTCAAGTCTTCTCCTGGGCGCAGCCAACCCCGATGCACGAGGAGTGCCGCCTCGGCGTCCCATGCCTCCAAAAAAGTGTACTGCGTCCCGCCGCCATCCCCAGAAATAAGGCTCAAATCGACAACATACCGCGCACCCCGAGCAATCTCGACCGCGGCAGTGGGCGTCTTGGCGAAAGTACCTCGGTAGTACTGTTCCCAGCCTGGATGCTCCGGCTCAACCTTGAAGTGGGTGTACATGCGATTCACGGAGCCGTGCAGCTGCACCTGTCGATCTGTCGGGAGGAGCTGGTTTGCACGAACGATCTCCAACGTATTTTTATCGAAGTCGATGCGCGACAACGACACAGCATTGGCTGCGCGGGGCGGTTGCGGCTCCACCGCCGGCGCGCGCACGTATGGATGCCGCGCAAAGCTCGCAGCCAGGCCCTGCGCTGAGAACCGCTGCTGATTTCCACGCCGTATACACACGACGCGAGTTTTCCGTGCAAGAAGCTCAGCAACCAAGTCCTTGTGGAGTTCGGTCGGGTCGTGCAGCACACAAGCAGCCCCCGCCCGGAAGAGCGTCGGAAGAGCCCCCTTGAACTGCTTCCAGTACGCGCACGTGACCACAGAAGGAATCCCAGCGGCAATCCCCTCGGCTTCAGCGAGCGACACGTTCCGATAGGAAACGCCGTTCGCAAAGGGACGCTCCTTGCTCTCACTCCGCGCACGAATGCGAAAAAGCATGGGCAGGTGCCCCTCTGCACGTAAAGCGTGCATCAGGTGCGTCGTGTACGAAACGAACCCACCGTAAGACACGTTCGCCAAGTAAAATAGGCCGAGCGTGCTCATCTCGCGCCTTTCAGCCGTGCTCGCTGTTGGTCCGGAGGAAACAAGCGTGCCGCCTCACGCTGCACGCGCAGCTCAGCAACCCGGGCCCGCTCTCCCTCTGGGGACAACGCCTTGGCCAAACCGCGCATCGCGTACCAAACGATTGAGTGCCGCTGTGCCGTGGGACCGTCTAACTCAATTGGGCTCACCCCGTGGAGCCACTTCGTCCCCTCAAAAAACAGGATGGACCTATTTTCGCACGCAATCGACACACCCCACGCAGGCACCACCAAGCAACCCCCCAAAGTGCGGCGCCGAAAAACAGCCATTGCGCTCCAGGTAGCCGGAAAGTTTCCTTGATCCTTGTGGTAGGCGAGCTGGTTGTTCCGATTTACGATCCCCGAAGTGAACACGCTGTTTGGAATCCGCCACTCCGTCGCCACCGCGCCCTCAAGCAGCCCCTTCTGAAAGGCATGCTGCTGAGGAAACAGAGCTGCTAGATCGCTGGAAAGGCGCTCTCCCCAATGCAGCAGAATTTGGTGCGCGCGCGGGCTTTCCCGCGCCAAAGTAGCCACCGAGCAATAGTCCCGACGCAGCGGCACTCGCGCTTGATACCCAAAAACACGACTGCTGGTACGCAGGCCCCGCGTCCGCGCCCCTGGAGACATTTTCACCGCGCAACAAGCTACTTCCAGCGCCCCGGTGTCCTCTAAAAGCATGTACGCCCCAAGCGGCTGTTGATTTTGCGCATCGAAGAACATCGTCGGTTCAGAAATCAGGAGCGGGGCATGCGCGACTGCCGCTACGGTACGCCGAATCGGCAACCGCCGCTCGGCATCATAGTCCGGGTTGATCAAAATTCTGTTCATCGAGCAGCTTCAAAATGGCAACGCTATTGTCCAAGGCGCTGTACCGCGCGCGCAACTCCGCAAGCTTCCCGAGCACGTGCTCATAGTCTTTGCCCGCAAAGTACAGCACCACTTGCTTCACCTCGGCGCTCAAAAACCCATCGAGGCGCTCCTCTGGGGTCTTCCCAACACGAGCTGACTCCACGTGAGACATCATCAGCAGCACGTCTAAATCTACCTGGCTAAACCCAGTTCCATCTAACGACGGAGCCTCTCGCAGCATCTGAGCAAGCTCGCTATTGTTCCATCCCGCCAGCTCCACCAGGCGGTTGTCGGCCAGCAAGTACGCCTCGGCCTCGCGCTCGGAACCGAACGCTACGCCACGCAGCACGGGCACGAGCCAGCCCTTAGCGTCGGCAGCGAGCGCCACGCGCGCGGGCCGTTTCTCCCCGGCGTCGCGCATGGCGACCAGCGCTTCGGCGCGCCCATGTCCGGCCACGATCCGGCCGGTGGCGTCGTCGATCACGATCGGGGCCACGAACCCGAAGCGGCGCATCGACGCCTTGATCGTCTCAACATCGTGGCGCTTGGGATTACCTGGCCACTTCACCAGCTCGTCGATCGGCACGTGCTCGATGCGCGGTGCGTCGTTCACAGCGCTCACTTCGCCCTCATGCGCTGCACCAGCGCGGGCGTCGAGAGGATCGCCGCCATCACGAGGAGCACCGAGAAGGTCGGCTCCTCCAACCCCGACGCTCGCGCAAGCACGCCGCCGAACGACCGCAGGACCCACGCTACCGCTAGACAGAACAGCCCCGAAAGCAGCACGGCAGCGGCATCTAGCAGCACCTCGACCGACCACCTCACGCGGCCACCTCGGGCTGCTGCGCCTCGGCCAGCGGTCCCTCCAGCGCACGCGCCCTGCTCCGCTCTTTCCTCGCCTTCAGGCGCGCGAGCTTCTTCGCCTTGCGCCGCTCCAGCCTATTCGTGCCTTTGTGCACCGCCAATACTCTCATCGCTCCAACCTCACGTGCTTGGCCGGCCGTAGCCGGTTAGCTAGGGCCTCTGAGTGCGAAATCACCACGACGGCGCGCTCGGTGGCCAGTTCTTCCAGGCACCCTACCACAGCGTCTACGCCGTCCGCATCTAGGGCATCAAGCACTTCGTCGAAAAAAAGTGTGCCGCCCACCTTGCCGGCGGCAGCGCTGGCAACGTCGGCGAGGGCGAGCATGAGCGCTACGTCAATGCGTCGCCGCTCCCCACCGCTGGCGCCCTTGTACCCATGGCCGCCCCCCGCGCCGTCGACCTCCAGGCTGATCGCGTCCTGCACCCCGCCCGACGCCTTCTCGGTGTACGGCTTGAGCTGCACCGAGAGGCCGGCCAGCCCCAGACGCCCCAGGTACGCGTTCGACACCGCCTCCAGGCCGCCCAAGGCGCGCCCCAGGACGTGCGCTCGCACCCCGCGGGGTCCGAGCACGGCGGCGACCGCCTGAGCCGTCTGGTGCGCGGTAGCGGTAGTGGCGAGTGCCTTCTCTGCCTCGGCCAGCGCTGCCTCCTTGACGCTCAGCTCCTCGACGGTCTGCTGGTCCACGGACGCCATCGTGAAAGCGTGCTGCCGCACCTTGTCCAGCCGTGACCGAGCCTCGTCCCGTTCCTCCTCGGCGTGCGCCATCTTTTTGTGCGCTTCGTCGGCCAATGCGCACTTTCGCTCAATACCGAGCCGGCGAGCGCCTGTGATCTTCTGCCCGCAGGTGGGGCACTTGTCGGACGCCAGTAGCTCGCGCGGAGGAGCCGAGCGCCCAGCTTCGCGCAGCATCTTGATCTCCCGCTCCAAGTCCACCACCCGAGTCCTGGCGTCGGCTTCTGTCATCCCGACGTCAGCCGCGCGCAGCGTCGCTAGGCGCTCGTGTAGCGTTACGGCCATATTCACCCTGGAGCTACACGAGGCATGCTCGATGGCCGCCCCTTGCGTCTTGCCGGCGGTCTCTCGTACGGCCTCCCGCGCAGCGTCGGCGGCTCGATCGAACCGGCCGAGCCCGAGGACGCCTTCGAGCAGGCGCTTGCGCTCGGCATCTGTTGCGAGCGTGAACCGGGCGGCGTCGGCGCTGCTGAATACGTGCGACTGGCGCCACAACTCAAACGGGCCGATCACTTCCTCCAGCGCCTGGCGTGCCTTGGTGAGCGTCGAGTACTCGGTCGGGTGCCCGCCCACGCGCATCCACGAGAAGTTCGCCTTGGCGTCGGGCTGGCACACGAGGTCCACGGCCACAACGTCGGTCCACAGCCCCACGTGCCCCTTCTTGCCCTCGACCCACGGGTGGGCGCCGCGCAAAGTTTTCCCCCAGAGCGCCACACACACGGCCTCTACCACACTGCTCTTGCCGCTGCCGTTCGGGCCCGTCACCAACACCACGCCGCGCTCTGGCAGGTCCAGCGAGAACGCCTCGTGGCGCGTGAAGTTGTGAAGCTCAACGCGCCGCACGTGCATCGGGCGCCTCCTCCTGAACTACCGCTTTCTTCTTTCGCAGCGGCCGTGGAGTACGGCGGGGCGCAAACTCACGCTCACATTGCGCGCACACCCAGCGGTCTGTCCACAAACCCTCGTGTTCAAGAGGCTGGTACACCACGAGCCGATGTGCGCACCAAGGCCCGCTCACGGGACCTCCAGCGGCAAGATTGTCTGCGCGCGGTCGGGTGGGCGCGCCTCCATGCGCCGCACCGAGAGCGACGTCGAGTCGAGCACCTCGACCGTGCCCACCTTCTCGGGCCCGAACACGAACCAGGCGTAGTCGGTGGCATCCGTGCCGTCGCCGTCGAAGCTGGGGCGGTTCGGGAGCACGTAGACGCTCGGCCGCGCAGCGCGCATGAGGGGCGCGCGTTCCTCGCTCGCGATGAAATTTAGGCGCAGCAGAGCGACGACCCAGTGCGCCGAGCACAGCAGCACTTCAAGCGTCGCATACGCCGTGGAGTAGGGCGGGTTCGTAAAAGCGACGTCGAATAGCTCGCCCTTGATGCTGCGCGGGAGGGGCTGCTGCCGCACGTCCCCCACGCCCGCGTCGAGCAGCGCCCGCAGGCACTCCTTGCGCGGCTCGTACGCGGACCACTCAACGTCATGCCGCACGGCGTTGACGGCGCGCACGATGGCGCCGCGCCCCGCGCACGGCTCCAGCCAGCGCCCGGCCGGCAGCTCCACGCGCTCCAGCAGCCGATGCACGCACCAAGCAGGAGTTTCATAATTGTCGCTCGGCTCACGCCCTCGCCCACGAGCGCTCACGTCGCCTCCTGCATGTGACGGAGCGCAGCTCCGAGCACCTCGTTGCGGTCCACGCCCTCGGGCAGCTCCATCGCGCCCACGTACTCGGCGAGCGCCTGGTCCAGCGTCTCGGCTGAGCGCGCGAGCGTGGCGGCGGTGCGGGCGGCGACCTGCGCCTCGACCTGATCGGGTAGGACTTCAAACCCGCCGGGAAAATAGTTGTGCCTGCTCAAGAACTCTCGTGCCGCCGCCATGTGCTCCGGCGGAACGATGGCACGCACGTACTCGGTGCAACCGCCCACCGCCTCCTTCGCCAACTCCTTATGATCGAAGGGCCACCCGTGCAGCACAACGAAGCGCGGGCCGGGGATCTCCTCCCACCCAACGGTGTCGCTATCCTCCTCGTACCAGGCGAGCGTGCCGTAGCCGTATGGACCCGCGTCATCGAACCCGGTGGGGCAGAGCGTGCCGACCTGCATGATCGTGCGCCGCTTCCCGCCGTCATCGAACTCCCACACCTTGCGCCGGTGCCAATCGCCTGCGAACACGGCCCGGATGTCGTACTGCGCCATCAGGTAGCGCAGCAGCTCCACGTCCACGGCGCCCGGCGAGTCGCGCAACCACGGCGGCGTGTCCTTGTCGACGATCCCCATGTGCAGGGCGAGCAGGCGGGGCATATTGGGCCAGTTGAGCGACGCCGCGACCTCGGGAAGCCACACTGACGCTGCACCTGGACGGAACGACGCGAACCCGCAGTACGCGCGCGGAGAAACCTGCTTCACATGGTCGTTCTCCTCCACACTGATCCCAGCACGATCGGCGAGCGGTCCGAGCGCGTGGTCCCCGTCGGCCGTCGAGCACTGATCGTGGTTTCCGACGAGCAGGTGTGCCTGCGCGTCAACATGTGAGTGGCGGAGCGCGTCGCCGACCGCCGCGAGTAGCTGCGGTTCCGGCCGCACGCCGTCGAAGAGGTCACCGAGAACCACGAGGGTCTCACTGCCCGTGCGGCGCGCCGCTTCTTTCAATGTGTTAATGCACAGTTTCGCCCGCGCATTGACCCCCGCTACCTTCTCGCCCCCGAAGGCACGGAAGTTCCACACGTGGGGGTCGGCTACGAAGTAGCAGCGACTCACACGTTCACCTTCTGGTGCTTCGGGACCGCGACCGGGGCGGCGGCGAGGGTAGCGCGCTCGCACCGCGAGCACCACCCCGAATAGCCGCCTGGCGTGGCGTCGTAGCTCCCTGCGAGTTGCCGGCTGCAGATTTCGCAGATGATCCGCGGGGGCGCGGTCATACAGTACCGGCTCATACGTTCACCTTCTGGTGCTTCGGCCAGTGCGCCGTCTTGCAGTGCGCCAGCATCGACGAGCGGGCGTTGCCAGGCTTGTACTTGTCGCAGTCCGCGCAGCGCGAATACCAGACGCCGCAGTCCGCGCACTGCAGCCGGGTCACAGCGGGCGGCGCGTTCTCGCCGTGCCACGCCTTGTCGCAGACGGTGCCGTTCTTAGAACGCTTGTTGCGCGCATCCGCCGGTTGCGCTGATTGGTTGAGCCAGGATTTATTGGTCATTGCAGTGTCCCTCTGGCGCTTCCAGCTTTGCGAGATAAGCAACGCCCATCGGCGTTACGTGAAAGTACTGGTCCCTACCGTCGTTGATGACCGCGCCAAACCTCGCAAGTCCCAGCACAACAAGCCCCGACCATTGGGACCACTCAAGCGAAGACCGCTCGGCGCAGTAAGCGTTACGGTGCAACCACCCTGTGGCGTGCCGCATCATCTCTACGCCGTGGCGTTCAGCAGTCGTCATGGTGATGCTCCTCTCCGCACTTGCGGCAAACCAGAAGCGGCTCAACCCATTCTAATTCGCCATCTCCGGTGATGTTGGCGTGCCCCCACCGGAACTCGCCGCAGAGGTGCGGGCCCTCGTGCCCCTTGCTCAAATGACACCACGGCGTTCTGTAAATCTCTCCTTTGGGCGGCGGCGGCACGCAACACGCAACGCTACTCGGCGCTACGTCCTTGCACATTCCGTCGCTGACGCCTGCTTTTTTAGCTTGGATAGCCGACTCGACCCACGACCACGATTTTCCCATATCGGGCTCACCCATAGCCCTCAGTACGCGCTGCCGAGTGACATCGAGCATCTCTCGCGTCCTTCTCAATTCACTTTGAAGCTCCCGAACGGCTTGCGCGCGCAGCGGCAAAGGAATCGAGGCTGCATCGGTGTTCAAAAGAGCGTCCGATTCTTCACTCATGCCGCGCAGCCTCATTGGGGCAGTCCTTCTGGCAGCACCTCACCATCGGCTCACGCGTTCCCCTCCCTGCACTCCAACTCCAGCACGAACGCGATATCGCAGAGCGCGTGCGCCAAGTGGTGCTGGCCGCTCTCCGGGTCGCGCTCCTCGCCAGCCGCGTACTTGAGCAGGTGCCGGAGCGCCGCCGCGTAGTACTGGGTCTTGGCTTGCGGCACGCGCAGCCAGTTGTCGCTCGGCTTGTCGGCGTACTTCTCCATCACCCCGTACCCGAGCACGCGCGATAGGCGCAGCATCGCGAGTGGCGGCAACAGGTCGAGCCGCTCCTTCCCCGCCGAGTCCTTGCGCCCCATCGATCCGGCGACCTCGTTGTGCACCTGCTGCACTCCGCCGGCCGCGTCGATAAACCGCTGCACGAACTCCTTACTGACCTTCGCGTCGCCGTTGTCGCTCATGTCACCCTTTCTTTCGCGTAATACTGCGGTACGGACTCGCCCTTCACGGTGAACGTTTGCGGCTTGGAGTCCGCTGCCGCGTCGTGCGCGACGACGAACACGGTGGCGGGCGCCCCGCCGATGATCGAATAGTCGCCGTACGCATCCGACTGCAGCGCGTACTCTTCGGCCGCCTCTCCGGCGTCGGTCGCGTAAACCTTCTGCGCCTCGCTGCGGTCCTTGTGGTGACCGTCCTCCCACACGTCCCACTCCGGCGGGCACTTGTGCGCTGCGTTGTCCATGTAGAGGCCGCACGTCGCGCACCACGGGTTGCCAAGCCCACGCGCGGTCATGTCGCCACCTCCCAGCCGAGCGCCTTCCGGGCTTCAGTCAACGTCTTCGCGTTCGCCGGCGCCGCCTCCGGCACCAGCCCGCGGTCCTTCGCATGCTCGATCGTGCTCCAGTCGTCGTCCCAGCCGGTCGAGTACGAGAGGCGCACGCGCGCCTTGCGGAACGGGGGGGCAAAGCGGTTCTTGGCGGCGAGGAACGTGACCGACTTGGCGACGTGCTCGGCCCCGTCCTTCACGCCCTTGCCGCCGTAGAGCTGGAGCCGGATGCTCGCCGCGTACTTCACCGCGTGCCCGCCCGGGGTCGTGTACTTGTCCCCGTACATCACGCCGATGTTGTCGCGTATCTGGTTGACGAACAGCAGCGAGGCCTTGTGTTTGGAGGCGAGGCCGGTGAGCAGGCGGCATGCTCCGCTGAGCTTCTTGGCGCGCTCGCCGATGCGCGCCTCGCCCGTGAGCCCCTCCTCGACCTCGCGCTTGGTGGGGGTACCGGCCACGGAGTCCCACGCCAGGAGCACGGGCTTGCGCTTGGCCTCCATGAGCACGGCCTCGGCGGCCGAGAGAACGCCGTCCAGGTCGTCCGGGGTCAGCAGCACCAGCTCGCGCAGGTCGCACCCGAACGCCTCGGCGCGCGCGCTCTCCAGCGCGTTCTCTGTCTCGATCAGAACGGCCGTACCGCCGGACCGCTGCGCGGCAGCTAAGCAGTGCAGGACGAACGATGATTTCCCGACGCCCTCCTCCGAGTACACCTCGACGATGCGCCCGACGGGCAACCCACCGCACCCGAGCACGTAGCGGTCGAGCACATCGATGCCCGTCGGGATCGCCGTAACGGCCCGGGGCTCGGCCGCGAACGTCGCCGCCAGCTCAGCCTTGAGCCTGCGGTTGATTCGCGACACGAGCCCCGCCGCCCCGCCCTCAGTACGGGAGGGCGTCGTCTTCTTTGACTTCTTCGCCATCGGTATCCACCACGTCCTCGATATGCGCTTTAGCGATCCTCTTGCGCGGTGCCGGTGCGTCCTCGTAGTCCTCGCGGCGCGACGGCTCGCCCGAGAACAACTCCTTGATCTCGTCCAGGCTCAGCACCCGCGCGTACCGCGTGAGGTCCGGCTGCGACTCGATCCAGCTCATGTCACCGAGCGGCGACTCCTTCACCGACAGGCGCACCTTGTAGCGCGTGTCCGTCTTCCCGGTGCCCTCGCGCTCGATGATGATGTCGCGCCCCTCGGGGCCGGGCTCCGAGAAATCCATACCGTCCTCGCCGTCTGCGAGGATGCCCCCAAGGCCCTCGAACACCATCTTGCCGAATGCCAGAATCCTCGGCCCGTCGTCCGGGTTCTTGCGGTCGATCACGCTGGCGAACACACGCAGTTTAGGCGCTAGCTCGAACGCGCGCTCGCGGTCCGCCTTGCCCCCGCCCATGAGCTTTTGTGACTGCGCGCACGCCGGGCATGGCTCCTTGGCCATTTTCAGCGGGCAGTTGAACACGACGGGCGCGGTGGAGCCCGGCGTGCGGATGAAGTGCTGGAACGTCTTGACGTACGCCTCGCGCCCCGGCAAAGGGGGCAGGAACCGCACGACGTTCTTGCCGGCCTCCAGCTTGAGGAACTCGCCGCTCGACATCTCCTTGCGGTCCTTCTTGGTCTGCTCCAAGTCCCAGCCACCGTACTTTGCCAGCGTCGCCTTCTTTTTCTTGCCGTTGCCTGGTTCTGCTTCTGTTGCTTGCTTGCTCATGCTCAATCTCCTGTTTTTGTTGGTTGAAACGCCCCGTATTCGGCCGGGACCACGCCGCCACACATGAGCCCGGCCTCACGACCGCGCTCCTGCAAAGTCAATCCCGGCGGCGCACCACCGGGTCGCGCTCCATCTCCACGCGCTGCCGAGCGCCGAGCGACTGGAGCATCCAGCGCTTCGCTTCGAGCGCCTCGCACACACCGCGCACCTCGTACTTGGTGGATTCGGCATCGACCACCCGCTGGCGCGCGGCCTGGAACTCATCCATCGCGAGCAGGCGCGCCTTCATCTCGTTGACGGTCATCTGCTTACCCACGAAGCTGTCGCGCACCTTGGCAGTCGCCACGGCCTCCATGCGCTCCAGGTCCAGGTCAGACTGGAGGCACTCGCGCACCGCCACCGCGTAGAGGTGGTTCCACCTGGCTATCGTCGCCGGCAGCTCGCGGAACTCGCGATCCAAGTCGGCGTCGTCGATCGAAAAAACGGGTAGCTCATCCTGTAGTGCTTTCATGCCTGCGCTCCTTCATTTTCAGCCTGTTTATGTACCTGAACGGTCCCTTTTATAGTCGATCCCTGGGAAAAAGGCAACATCGAACCCCAAGATCGCCCAATTTCAGCGTCAACTGCGAGGGGGACGCCGCCCGAGGGCCAGCCCGTCATAGTGGCCCGAGCCCGATCCCGCAGCTCCTCGGCGAGGCGCTCCTCGACCTCGAACAGGAGCGAGTCGTGCACCGTGAGCACGAGCTTGGCGGGGAAGCCCTCGGCCTCGATCCAGCGCACGCACTCGATGAGCGACGCTAGACAGTAGTCGCTCGCCGAGCCCTGCACGGGGCTGTTGATTGCGCCGTTGAGCGCAGTGCGTTTGCGCCCCTCGTCCTTGCTGTCAACGTCGAATAGTGGGCGCCAGCGGGCGCGCTCCCCGTTCCAGTACGTCCACGTCCCGCCGTTAGTGCGTGCGTACGCGACCTGCTCCTCCGACCAGCGGGCGAGCCCCTTGAATTTTCCGAGGATGGCGGCGCGGATCTTGGTGGCTTCTTCGCGCGTGATTCCCATGCGCGCGGCCATCGTACCGTCCGACATTCCGTACAAAAGCCCGAAGACAAAACCCTTGGCAGCGCTGCGGTGCGCCTTGGTGACTTCGTGGGGCTCGATCTTCCAGGCGGCGCGGGAGATCAGCTCAGCCGTGCGCTGGTGGTAGTCCACGCCGTCGAGAAATATCTGTCGCATGTCCTCGTCGCCGCTGAGCATCGCCGCAACGCGCAACTCGATCTGCCCGTAGTCGAGCTGCACGAGCACTGAGCCCTTGGGCGCCACGAACATGTCGCGCGCCATGCACGACTCGGGCACGTTCGGGTCGGGGCGCGGGATCTGCTGCATATTGGGGTTCTTTGCGCTCAGCCTGCCGGCGCGCGATCCGTCGATCAAGAAGTCGGGATGCACGCGCCCGTCACCTCGTATATGGCCTGGGATGGCGTCGGCGTAGGTGCTCTTGAGCTTCGCCAGCCGGCGCCACTCCAGGATGTCCGACACCACCGGGTGCTGGCCGCGCAGCGCTTCGAGTGCCGCGTGGTCCACGCTCGCCGCGCCCTTGTCGGTGCTGTGCGGTGGCGTGAGCCCGAGGTCCTTGTAGAGCAGGCGCGCCACGTCCCCGTTGTTGCTCGGCCGGATCTTGTACTCAGTGAGACGCGCGGCCGAGTCCATGAGCTTGAGCGCGAGCAGCGCGGAATACGCCTTGCAGCTATCGCTATCGACCGCGATGCCCCAGTGCTCCACGCGCGCAATCGCTTCAGTGGCGCCGCACACCACCCCGTCCCATGCGCGCCGGATCGGAGTGCTGCGCGGCTCGGCAAGGCGTCGCTCCAGCAGGTCGCCCAGCATGGCGGTCGTCGCAGCATCACGCGCTACATAACGCGCGGTCACCTCGGGTGGAACGAGCGCATAGCTGAACGCCTCAACGCGCACGTCTGGGTGTCTCACCGCTAGCTCCAGTGCCGGCTCTAGGTCCAGCAGGTTGCCCTGTCCTTTTGTCGCCGCTGCGCGCGCTGCACGCACGGCCTGCCCAGCCGCGTGTAGCGCGGCCTCGTTCTCGGTCTTGTGCCCACCCATTCCTACTAGCTCGGCCATCGTCGCGAGGTCGGCGTCAGCCTCGGGCTCCAGGAGCTTGCGCCACAGGCGCGTGTCGCCGACTATCCCGCGCACGCGCTGCCCGAACGCGCACTCGATGGCGTGGATGTCGAACTTCGCATTCTGGCCGACCTTCGGCGCTTCGGCGTCGCCGAGCCACTGCAGCAGCGGCGCCCATAAGGGTTTGTCCCCGAGCGCGGTGTCGTCCCAGACCCACGTCATGCCTGGACACGTGCCGACTGGTGGAAGTGAAATCGCCAGCGCATGCACAAAGAACCCTGGTGACCACATGACGCCACACGTTTCAGTGTCGAACGCGGCCCAGCGCGCGCGGCGTGCAGCAGCCACCGCTTCCGCCGCTTCGACGTGGGTGCGCACGAGCACAAACGCCGTGTCGTGTGGCGCCCGGTACAGGTCTTCAACAGGAACCTTGAGCGCCCACTCAATGTCGGCCTCCATGTTGCGACGCTCGAACCTGTTGCGCAGCGCAATCACAGGGTTCGGAAACAAGAACACTGGCACGCCATTGGACAAAAACGCGTAGCCGCGCCGCACGCTGAGTGGGGGCAAAGTGCGCCCGAGAACACCCTCGATTGCCACCGCGCCCATGGCCAGCACGCGCACAGGGTTCACCTCCTCAAGCGTGTTCGCCAGGTATCCGCGGCACGCATCAATGTGCTCGGCCGTGACTGTCGTGCTCCCTGGCGCACACTTGATTGCGTTGTCCGCCGCAATGGGACCAGTCCAATGCTTGGAGATCAACGGACGCAGGAACTGTCCTGTGTTGCCGGTGAGCGGGCGCCCCTTCTTGTCCTCCTCCAAGCCGGGGTAGTCGCTGACGATCAACAGACCACCCGGCTCACCCTCAGGCCGCATGCACACCGTCTTGATTCCGTCGTGCAGCGTGCACTTCTTGCAATCAGGTGTTGGCTCGCACGCCGTCTCCGTTTCCAACCGCTGTGCGCGCGCGCTCGGGTACATGGGGAGCAGTTTCGCTATGGCCATTCAATCCTCACTGGTTCTGGCGCGTCGATGCACTGACGCGCCGCTTTCATAATCACGTCACGCGGGAACTCGTCCGGGTCCTTTGCGGGGGGCAGCCATATCGCGCCAGCGCGCACGCCGTGCACGCGCAGTACGAGAGCCAGCGACCAGCCCTCATCGAGCGCATCGCCGTCCAGGCATACGGCCACGGGAATATTCTCCGCTATGAGCTTGTTCACCTGCCACTGCGACGGTTTGCCGAGCACGGCCACCCCGTTGGGGAACACGGCCAGAGCATCAAACACGCCTTCGACGAGCACGATGGGAGCCTCCTTGTGGAGTTGGTAGCTCGTCGTGGACGCATAGAGCAGCTCAGCTCTCTGCATCCCTTTCGGGTACAAGTACGGAACGGCGGCCTCAGACTCCCATGAACGCGCCACGAACCCGAGGATGGGCGAGTTATAGCCATCCATGATCGGCACGATCACTCGACTTGCGTAGTACCCACTCACGCATGCGTGAATCTTGGCGCGCGTGATCGTCTCCCATGTCAACCCACGACCGAGCAAGTAGTCGGCAG